CTATTAAATCCGAGGGCTTGTCCGAAACCAGACCTCAATGCACTGACGGAACCTTGTACTTGATTTAACGACTCTATAAGTCTACCAGTCGCTTGGCCCAAACTAGCTGTAGCAGCATTACCTGCTTGTACACCTACGTTGACAGCCGCAAAACGCCGCGCCATTCGTTTAATATTGTCGCGTTCAGCATAAGCGTAGTTGACCCGATAAGATATAACACGACCAGTCGCACGGGCCAACATTTGTAGCTTTCTACTTTCAATATCAACTCGCCAACGTCGTCCGATTTGTCGTAAAGGTATACCTTCTAATACTGCATTTTCTTCTTTAAGTATAGTGGGTAGGTTGTATGTTTCTGTGTTTGAATAGTTCTTATAATTTGGTACAGCTTCCGGTATTGCAAATGCTTCGTTAGCGTAGTCAAGTTCTTTTTGTTTATAATTAGCTAGCCAAAATTCGTGGTCCCGTTTAGCTATGTCGTAATACTTTTCAGATATTCTACGTTGTTCTCTAACAAGCCTTAATTCTGCGGCAGCCGCAATAGCATAGCCCCATAAGTGCATCCCGCCAAATGACGCACGGCTAGTAGAAGACTGACTTAACGTAGAGCCAGTAACAGCAGGAGACTTGTTAGACTTGTTCATTTTAAGGTACTCTACGGACCACTAAAGAAGTACTAGCAACATCTGTACTTATATCAGGTATTTCTTGAGGAATTCTAGTCAAAGTCGGAGTATCAAAACGATAACTTATAGGTTGAGGTTCTTGAGCAAGTCTTCGTTTAAACCCCGCAAACTGTCCTAGTTCGTTACTAAATCCTGCATAAGTATCGGCAGCGTTTCCGATAGCAACATCTAAAATAGATAACGAAGTGTTAAATCTATCGCTAACAGTATTAGCTAAATTTAATCCTAAATTAATGACGTTAGTTCTATACTCCCAACGTCGCTCTTCTTCTATTCTAACCCGTTCTTTTTCAAAAGCAAATAAGTAGTTACCTATATCAGCATAAATACGTCCTTGTAGCATTACAAGTTCTGATTTAGTAGTAGCGTCAAAAATATTGTTCCTAGACACCCCACCCGGCATTGGGCCAATAAATGGGTTGAATGGTATTCTATTTACTTGACCTATAAAATCAAATTGTGGTACAGGTAACGCCCATATCTCATTAATAAATACGTTTTCACGACCAAGCCTGAATTGATTATGGTAGTGTAAGTCTTTTTCTTCGTATATTTCGGCGTATCTTTTAGAAATACGAGCCATATCTATGGACTCGTCTATAGTCATAACTGCTGCTATGGCAGCAGCTGTTTCAGCAGCAATTACTATAGCCGCGTCAAAACCCATTTTTATTCACTAAACAGTAGATTATACATTTCTTTCTTTGCTTCAATACTGCCACTGGCAGCCATTGAGTACCCGCCTAAAGCATACATGATGACGCCGTACACGTCCAGTATCGCAAGCCGACCGGTCATGATTAGGTCTTTACATTCAGGCTTATCTTTATTAGGATAATCTCCATCTACTATGTAACTTTCGCACATTTTAAGTAGCGCATTTGCTAAAACAGGACTTATAATATTGTTTGCTTTACGCCAAAACAAATTATCAGCCATCACACCGCATAAAACATACATCAGCGCTGAACGAGTATTAGCCGGAGAAGGCTTCATAAAGGCTTTGGCTATAACAGTAACCTGAACCCAAACTTCAACGGCTGCAACGGCATCAGCCATGTAGCCTGGGTCATCTCTCAACTCTTTAGGTTGCAGATATTTAACAGCAATCTCACGCGCTTTATCTACGATATAAGCGTGTTCAAGGTTGCTATCTTTAATTACTGACATAACTTTCTGTAAGCTCCTCTATGCTAGTGGCTAAATGGATTTCTTCGACTACAGACTTACCACAAACCTCTATTTCCCATTCAATCCCTTTTCTACTTTTAGGTAATCTAAATGGCCGGCTATGCGAAACCTCTCGATTGTAAGCTAAATGACCATCAACATATATGTTAATAACAAGCGGACCTGATGCATCATGGACAACCTTAGCCGCACTAAATGCAGTAGGTCCAGCCATTACAAATTTTTTAGACCGCCAACGATATGTAGCTTTTTGTGGAGGTCGAACCCCATTAGATGAAAGCATCCCCCAACCTTCAGCTCTATGAGTTAAATAAACTCCAGAATCAAATAATGCATATATGCCTACTGGCGTAGGTATTGCTTGAAACGGTCTAGTCCGTGCCGAAGCACGTGGATGATCGAAAACGGTAAGTGGTCCAAAATCTGGGGACTGTTCATCTCCATCTACTTGCAAACAGATACCCTTAGTAGGACTAAGGGCGCCTACTAAATAATACCTTCCATCCCAATAAAACCCATACTGAGGGCGTTGTAACCTACGGTTTCCGAATAAAGAATCTAACTCAAAAAACTTACTGCTAACAGTCGATTGGTTAATTCCACTTACAGCTACAATACCTTTAGTACTAGCGTAAATTGCACCAAAAGGTGCTTCGCAAAGCGTGTTATCAAAACATGGAGCATCAATATCTAGCTCTTTTATATCAAACTCTACTTTACCTTTATCTTTTTCAATAACATCAACAATTATAGGCTTATAATTAGTACCAACAATTATTGAATTACGGAAAGAAACTGCTCCAGATAGCCGTAATACAGGTAATGCAGATCGTGGTGGAGAGCTTTTAATAATAAGTTTAACCCTATTATCCATAGGCCATGCGGCTCTATTTGTAAGTTTTGATAATAAAAGGGTTTGATTTGATACGTCAATAAGCCAATATCTACCATTAGGTAGCATACCTAAATAAGAAAACTGCTGCGCCGGTGCTATATTATCTTCCGAAGTTATTGTTTGATTTTTTAATTTAGAATCAGGAAGATCGTCTATAAAAGTCGCAGCTACTACCCCTGGGCTAACAGGACTGAATGCACCTCTTGATATAATACCGACTAAAAGAAAATCAGTATTAAAGTCATAATTAAGTTGTTCACCAGTTCTTGGTTTACTTACTGTTCTATAAATATTAAAAGCATATGCTGGAACATCAGCACGAACACCAATTTGGAGATTTAAAATATCTCCATCATACAGTGGTGTCCCGTCCCCAACATCTAAATCTATTATTACAGGTGGAGATTCTCCATCATAAGTAAGTGCTGTTAAAGCATAGACTCTAGCAACAGGTAAGTCAGTTTGAAAAGTTCTAGTTCGTGTTTTAGAAAGAACACTAGCCCAGGTACCAAGAGGAAAATTAATAAGCCGTAGAGGGTCAAATTCAGGAATTAACCTATAACCTGAACCCGTATTTAAATTTAAATTGTATTCATTAACTGCCTGAGATTCACGTAGACATAAATCTTCAAATCTATCATAAAAATAAGGGCGATTTGCACGAGAATTACCCCATACCTCACCTGGGTCATTCCTTAAACTAAGGAAATCGCCTGACTGATTTAAAATCCAATCAAAAGCTGGACGCAATCGCCCGTCGCTAAGACGGACGTTTTGTGCTAACTGAGCTTCGTTATTATTTAGCAATTTAGGTGCAACTTTTGGTCGCATCCCACCAAAGCTAGATATACGTATTGAAGGCATCAGGCTTTGACTACTATATAAGAAAGTTGCCCAGTACTTAACGAAAATCCTACTGGAAGAGGTGTATGTTTAAGTTCTAAAGCAACTGCACCTGTAGCAGTTATTTTAGCCATAAGCGTATGAACATTACCCGGTACTATTCGAGTACCAGCAGTAAATGTAGCATTATGAAATATAGCTATTCCAAACTGTCCAACGTCTGCTGTGGGATTAGCACTACTAACTGCCGTAGCAGTCGCAAAGACCAACAGCGCGTGACCTGCGGGTACGTTCACCGTCGTAGCCGCCGCAGTAACGGAATAGAGGCTGCTACTTTCACCACTGCTAGACCCGACCAGCGCGGCTGTAATGCCGCCCTCAAAGGCCGCTAAGACCGCATCAAGTCCAGCAGGCGTCACCACCCGCTCCGCGTCCGAAGGCGTCCTAGAGTCCACCGCAGTCGGCGGCGCAAGGCGCACAACACCCCAACCGTCCACCGCAGTGGACGCCGGCATAACCCGAAACGTAACTGCGTGCCCAGTCCGAGTTAGTTGCAGTGAATTGATAGTTTCTAATCCACTATGTAAATCTGTAACCATAATAGGCCCGGAATTAGGCCCTGGAGGTACAGGCATAACAGTAATGCGTCCGTGTGCATCGACATCCATGCCAGCATAATTGCCAACTGTTACACCAGTTGTGGTTAAACTAAGTGTAGGAGAGATATTAGGAGTTCCGGTAAGTTGTAAACCTGGTCCCGCAGATACCGAAGTTACGGTTCCAGAACCTCCAGGCGTCCCTGAATACGATATTATAAAATTAGGAAATGTACCTGATACCGTAATATCAGTACCACCAGTTATACTTACTTGCGGAGTTGAAACTAAATACTTACCTGTATCTGGATCGTAAGAAACTTGTGTAGCACCGTCACCTATAATTAAATTACCGTCTTCTAAAGAAAGGTATGCCGACTCAGATGGCCCAGACCAAGTACCACTACAGTTAGCTACAAGAGCAGTACGATTTAAGCAAATCTGAAAATTTGGGTAAGTACCTAAAACCTCTATCGCTGAGTTTTGGCAAGCTGTTAAAGTGACTGGAGGAACATTAACTATAAAATTACGCGGCGTAGGCTGAGTTACAGTCGCTGCACCAGTCCCAGTTATACTTAATGAAGTATTAACAGCAGCCTGATTAGCAATATCTAAAACGGCACTGGGGCCAAGGACCGAAGAAAAGCAATCACCAATAGCCCACGCTTGGGCTGTCGTAGCATCGCGTGCACGAACAATTGCCGCATTAACTCCAGAAATACTATTAATTCGGACTACTTCGCGTTTAGATTCTTCTGCAAACGCTACATAAGTCCATCGCCCTCCTGCTAACTGCGCAGCAAGAAACGCTGCGTCAGCAGGATGTAACTGCATCGTAGTCGCTGTAGCCGTTAATGGAGCAGCTAACCTAGCAGAAAATTGTGGGATGAACTTATACATTATTGACAAGCCTCACAATCAGGAGCGCTGCTATTATCAACAGTCAAGTTAGTCGCTTCAAGGTCTGGCACGTCGCAATAATCAAACTCTGTATAGCCCACAAGAGTAGTGCCAGTATAAACTTTTCCTTGATAACGTCCACAAGGTTGGTTATATAAAAGGGAATCAATCGGAAAGCATAAAGTATTGTGGTCTATAGAAAATTCAGAGTATTTAATTATAGGACCAGGAATTATAGATTTATCTAAAGCGAATTTATGGATAAAAAGCGCTGTTTCGTTATTTGAACAGACTATAGTTTCGCAAACCTGAGAAGGGTCGCGACGACTAGGAGCGACATTACGTTGAGAAAGAGTAACGCAAAGCCGCGTAGTCTTAGGTGTTACTTTAGGGATTATAAATTTACGAATCATACAAATCTTGGGGCTTTCATAGAAAGCGACCGTTCGCTGCCTTTCTTAAGTTCACGAGTTCTAGCGTTATTAATCGCAGCCCTAAACTCACGATCGCGCATAATCGCCATATCTAAAGACGTAAATGGTTGATCGGGCAACTTATGGGCTTCAGCTAACGCTCCTGCTGCTATGTCTTTCGCATGTAGTTCGTACAACGCATCTTCTATTGTAAAGCAACTTTGATTTGGAACTACTATCAACTCAACTTGTCCATGCTGTGGTTTGCTGGCACTTCGTGAAATTTTTATATGATTTGGAGGGGTGAATTCAATTTTTGGGTTTATAAAATCTTTAGAAAAAGTAACCCCTACAACTCTATCTATTGTATAAGATTCAGTCGTATAAACATTATAATTTAAAACGTTTGGCTCTGCGTTAATTGTAGCAATGTCACGAAGAACCCCTGTTTCACGAGCAAATCTAATTGTTGCTTGCCGAATAAACTCTATAGCAAGCTCATCAGGTATAGTATTAGCAAAAGGCGTAACATACGGTAAAATGTCGGCGTAAGTTTTAGTAGGGGTCGAAATGTAAATTACAGATTGCATTCTACACTCTCACTTTCGGATCGCCTTTTTGCCCTGCATACCATCCACTATTTGCTCTAGACCGCTGTCTGTACTCTTGATCCATCAAAATTAAAAAGTCGCGCATATGTCCACGGGCGGCTTCTTTAGATACCGCGGATTCTGTATTAAGTTCTTCTGCTCGCTTAAGCATGTAACTAACTATAGGAGCAAGATACTTCAGTTCAAATATAACTGGCTGATTCCAGTTAGCTAAAGTAAACCCTAGAGCCACTGGCCTATGACGTATTTTAACTTGTACGTTGGTTCCAATAGGCACCGGAGGCCATACAAAAAAGACATTTGGATCAGAAGTGTCATAAGAGACACTGCTGACTATATACCCAACTGGATTACCATTGCAATCCAGTTTTACAGGCATTGAGCAGCACGAATCCTTCTTATACGATGATGCCAACACTGCGTCGGCTGTACGTACTGGCCGACCATCGCCACCATCAACAATAGCTACAAACTCTCCAAGCTCCGGAGGCAACTGCTGTAGTCGCCCAGGCGAAAGCTGGAAAGAAGAAACGACGCTAATCGCGTCTGGACGAAGGCTCGCCAAGGCGGATATAGCGTCGTTGTAGTAATTTATAAGAAGTTCTTTAGACCAACGAGAGTATTCAAAACCCGGCTCTTGGTCGTTAAGCTGCTCCGAAACGTACTTGATTAATTCGCGGAGTAGCACGTTTGAATTCCATATATTTATTCAGTAATAGCAGGTTTTAGCATTTTATTAAGTTCTTGAGGTTTTTGCTTAACCTCTACATCAACCTTAGCAACATCAGACCCGTCATAGACGAATGCAATGACACCAGGTTTATTAAGCAAAGCTGGAGTGGCCTGATAAATCAGGCCAGTCGCCAGCACCTTGACGTATTGAACGCCTTTGACAAGTTTCATACAAACCTTAACTATTACTGTTAGGGAGCCGGTGCGATAGTACCGCCAAGATCAGGCACAATCACAACAGGAGTCACGCGAATGCGTGTATCTCTAGTGAACGTGCCAGCAATCTCATTAGTCCCAGGGGTTGACACAACCACCATATCAAGAACATTAGAAACTGGGAAATAAGTCGGACAGCATCCACTTTCAGCTAAATAGTAGTTTCCAAATGGAGTGCCAGAACCGTTAATAAGTTCACCGGCTGCATTCAATGCAACAGAGAATCTATTATTAAGGTTAAAGTTTCCAGTTGCAAAACTATTTGGATTTCGGAAAGAGAACGTAACGACTGTTCCTGGAGCCGTACCCAAAACATTAATATGGACAGCGTAAAGCAACGAACCAGCAGGGATAATAACTAACCCAAGCCTATCGTTATTAGCTAAAGTTTTACCTTCAAAATATTGAAGATGACTAGGCCCGCCTTCACGTTCTCTGTCAAAATGAAAGTCTCGGGTAAGCCCAAACATAACCGAAGAAAGGTGCCCGGCAGGGGCAGACCTAACTTGAGTGCTAAACTGCGGCTTCGGATATGCCTGACCAACCGGGTTGTTAAGGTTAGCCGGTCCGCCAATATAAAGTTCATGAATTGCCATAGCTATTACTCCTTATCAAAACGGATTAATTGGCGGTAACGTAGCCAACCGCAAGCCGCTCGGGATAGAGAACTTTCGTCCCCCACAGAGCAAGACCTTGGAACAGCACACCGAAATAATCGGCACTAGTAGCGTCACGAGTCTTATCCAACTGAGCGACAAAACCCGTAGCGCTCTTTGATCCCGCAATAATCCACCAAGCCTGCTGATTCACGCCAGAATCCACAACACTCGGAACGTGGTTTGAGACGTAGACTTCAAAACCAGCAACCTTCGGAGGAGTGTAGCCTTCAATCAACGGAGACCAGGGTGTGCAAGTCGTAAAGCAGTTGGCCAACTCCGAAGTCATCAAAAGAAGCTCAATCCTTGGCGGAATGACCACGAACAAGTCGTCCTCAGGAATGCACGCTTCCTTCAGAACCATTTTCATTGAAAGCAAGAACGCAAGGATGTTCTCGCTATCTAACGGGAACGGGTTACCCGTTTCACCAAGGTTGTAAGATCGTGTACGTGCACCAGCCGTAGCACCCTGATTTTCAGGGGCAACTTCGGTAAACTGCGTGGACATCACCTGCTCGTCAATCGTGACGCCAATCTTGTATGCTGCACGACGGAAAATGGCATCTTGCAACTGCGAAGAGTTGCAAATCTGCTTCATGTCCACGTCATCGATCTTGACCGAGAAGTAGTAACTCTGGTCAATATTCATCGTAACAGTGGACGTATCCGGGCTAGTATGTTCAAGCTGCTGATTCTTAACATACGGACGGATTTCAACATCAGGCTCTTTTCTAAAAATAGCCTGAGTACCACAGTTGCTAAGTTCAGCGCGAGTCTCCGAAATATTCGGATAAATAGTAGCGCAATAAGTTAAGTCGAGAAACTTATCGACATAAATTGGATCGGTAAAAACATTAGTAAGTTGGGGATAACCACTTGCAGAGGGAATCATAAAAAGGCTCCTTTACTGACCACGAATGATGCGGCCTTCTCTGACCGCCTCTTCTAACAACATACGACGCTTTTTGTAAGTATTAAGATCAATTTTACCACTACGAAAATCTTCGCTTAGCTTCCTGCTATCAGATTCCTTAAACACAGGCTTCTTTACCTGAATACTTCGAGTTGGCGCCGTCACTTGCGGGTTTGCCGCAGTTGTGCTCGGCGACCGCATAGACGCAGTAGCATCTGGCGTGTCAACTTTATAACCTTCAAAAATACTAACTACTGCCTCAAGATCGCGGTTCTCATGGGCAAGATCAAAAATCTGCTTGCGAGTAAGTCCTGTGCCCGGAACCCGTTCATTAAGATAGCGAATAAACCCGGGGTCCTTAGTAAGCTGCCTAGCATTAGTAACCCTGTTCTGCACAAGATTAATAAATGCAGCAAGATCGTTTTTACTAGTAGTATTAACGATCTCATTTAACCGGCTATCAAACTGAGAGCTTAGTTGCTTAAGATGTCGTTTAACAACTTTTTCTATTACGGGTAAAGATTCGCCGTAAATTTTACGCTCTTCTTCGCTTAGCTCTAGATCTTTGTCATCAATATCAAATGTTTGCGGTTGAGACTTAGTTGCTGCGTTATTAGCGCTAGTTAATCTATCGATCTTTTCGTTTAGCTCTAAAACAAGCTCAGTAAGTTCTCGATTACGTTTACGCTGTTCTGCAAGTTCGGCAACATAATCGGGAATCGGCGTCGTCTGCGACGTTGACGGGGTAGGAGCCGAAGCAACTTCAGAAGTAGGGGGGGCCGGAGCAACTTCAGAAACGACGGAAGTCGTAGTATCAGCTTCCGCAAGAGCCCACGGATCAGCGTCTGCTGTAAGTTCAGGCTGCGCCCCCTCGACTTGAGACACGTCAGATGCAACCGCAGAAACTGGATTATCTGGGTTCGCAGCCGGGAGCGTTCTAACGTTTCGAATTGAAGCTGGTTTACCTGCCATTTGATAGTTCTCGTTTAATTTCATCGAGCATTTGAGCTTTGCCTTGCATTACTTTAATGACGCCGTCACCTGCATGTTTCCAGCCATCTAACTTTGCTTCTTTTTCTGCAATATAATCTAAGAAAAGACTCAGATTAGGCGCTTTTCGTAATTTATCTACAAGGTCTTGCTCTTTAGTGTTCATCCACCCGCTCGCTTCCCACAACTTTTACAACCACCAGACTTCATCTTAGAAGCCTTAGATTGTGCATGATTGTGGCTAAAAAGACTGTAGTTAGTCGGCGTAGTGTGGCCTGCTGAACCAGTCTTTGCAGCTTTCTTTTTATCTGCGTACTTCATAATTAGGTTCCATAGTTAGTTGAATACTTGCTATTACGCATCAAGTCTGACGGGTACGCATCTACATAGACTTCCCCAACTCGACCAATCAAGCGCGCGCGGTAGCGCCCGCTCACGAATATATTATGCGAGGGCCTTGCCGAAGTCAAGATGATCGGCTGTCCGTCAGGTGTCACGGCTGGAGCGTAGTACGTACCGGAACCCTCACCGGCCACCATTTCAATGATAACGGATTCACCTTGAATTAAATTAAATGCACGAATAGTATAAGGCTTATTAAGTACAATAAAAACAGAAGAACGGTCGTTTGTACTATCGGGACCAAAAAGAACCCTGGAGTCGCCATTCAAAATCTCACTTACCACAAACGACGAACTATCAGGTAAACTTTGTACAAACTGACCGCTCATACATCACCATTTTACTTTATCTGCCCAATATGCTGCCGACAATTTACCTTTCTTTATATTTTTAGCATGACGGGCTTTAAACGCTTCTCTTCGCTTTCTATAAGC